TTCTTGTATTGAATCTGCTGTTTCTTTTACTGGAGTAACTCTTATAACAAGACTATCTAATACTGTTAAGTCATCAGGAGCTTTTGCTCCTACTTGTTGTTTCATAATTTTTGATATATTACCTTTACCCTCATCCGATAATATTGGAAAAAATTGACCTGTGTTACCATCTAACATTTCAACTTTTAAATTTTTATTTGCTTGTGCATGTTTTATAAAATTACCTATTGGTCTCATGTGCATTGGTTCTTTTAAAGCAATATCAAATACACTTGAATAATTATCTACACCCACAGATTCTTTAAGATTAGCTATAACTTCTGTTTTTAAATCAAATATATTTCTATCAAATGTTGAACCTGTTGTTAAATCATTTCTTGTTTTGACAAACATATCTTCATAAGCTATTGGCACACCCATAGTTTTTATAGCTGCATCTGAGTTAGACATTAATCTAATATCTATATCATCCAAATCATTTACACCTGGAACATATTTACTATCTTTAAGTGTTTTAATGGTATCAAAAAATGTTGAACTTGCAGCAGGAGAATCAACTATAAACTGTTCATTTAAATTTTTAAAAATACCAAGAAATCTTCTATCTATTTCGTTTAATTCTTTCCCATATAATTCAAATAATTCATCATTATTTGATTGCATTGCCTCAGTTAATTTTTCTATCGACTCTTCGAAATTTCTATTTATCTTATTGTTTCTTATTGCAAAGTCTGTATTTTCATATAAGTCATCAAAAGTTCCTGTAATGTAATTTAAAAAACTATCTCTAAATTCTTTCATATAAATCTCTGTCATTTTTTTTATGCCATAATATACATCATCACTTTTGAATTCGACATAATCTACAACAGACCCAGTAAAATCTGTACGAAATGTCGGAGCATCAATAACATTTGTAAATTCAACATCATTTAAAAATTGTTCTAAATATTTTCCCTCAACAGAATCATCTAAAGAATTGTATACCTCTACTAATAATCTATGTCCAAGGCTTTCTTGTAAAAATGAACGAGTAAGTTCTGCTTGATTAGATATGTATTTAAAAATTATACTATCTGCTCTAGCAGGAATATTTACTGTTTTATTTTCTAAAAACCCATGTGGAGTATTTTGTAAAGCTGATAGTTTTACATCTTCAGGAAGTTTATTAAATATATTTAATGCCTCATCAAAACTAGGTTGATTATTGTCAATAACAAGTTTTAAATTATCATCTAATTCACTAGCAGATTCAATTACAGTCTGCATAAATCCACCAATATCATTTCTCATTACTTTGTCAAAATCAACAAATGATTCAACTAAACCAATACCCTCAGCTTTACGAACACGATAAAAGTTTTCATCTAAATCTAAATCTCCATAATTACCAACAACTTCAAAAATATCAAGAATAAAATCTGCAGGATTTTCAATCCTTCCAAATTTTTTCAAATCATACATTTCTTGAACAGTATTTACTGCAGTTGTGTGTATTGCATCTAATGCTAATAAATCTTGTACCAACATCTCTCTTATATTTTGAGGATTTAAATTATGTTTTGTAAGAATATTATCTATAGATTGTAAATAATCCTTATACCTTTGATTACTCATCTTTTAATTCTCTCAAGATACTTGCTGCTTTGTGATTGATTTCATTAAGTTCTACAATAGTTTCTTCATCATTTCTATTTTGTAGAATATTAGAATTATTTTCCATCAACCATTCTTTGTAATATTCAGGATTTCTAAAAAGTTTTTTATAATCAAAAGATGTTAGTTTACTTGCCATACAATCCCCTTAATATATCTAATGCAACTTTTTGGTCATCAGATAGTGTCTCTCTTTTTCTATCCATACTCATGTCGTTAGATATATCAGGTAGATTCTTTGCTCTTCTCTGATTGTTTATTGCTGCTTGTAATAGTGCAACTACTTGACTTTCTGATTTAGCTACTGCATTTGTAAAATCAACACCTTGACTCCATACATTATCTTGTGGTGGAGTGCCATACATATTTGTTATACCTTCACTTCTTAATGGCATTTGTGTATTTTCAGGTGGAGGTCCTATTTGTATAGGTTTCATTTTCTCAGGTTTTGGAGGTTCTTCACCCTTTGGAAATTTTACGACAGGTTTAAATTTTGTTCCTGCTGAAGGGTCAAATCCTTCTTCAGGTTCAGGTATTCCTCGGTCTTGGTCTAACATTGCCAATTCAATCTCCAATCTTTCTACAAGTCCAGGAAAGTTTTTTCTATCTTGTTCAGTTAAAGATGTTTCCCAAACTTTTTGTATTTTATCTTCATCATTTAACAGTAAAGCATCATAGAATTTTTTACTAGATACTTTGCTCGGTCTGTTAAAAGTAGCTATTACCATAGTATCAAATTGTTCTTGAGTAAATGTAAGATTATAATTTTTTAACCTTTGGTTTACAATACGAACAATCTCTTTTAAATCTTCTTTTAGTAATTGTTCTGCTTTATCCTCTGTGATTACATCACCCATATCAAACTGTTCACCACCTGATAAATTACTGTGTCCATATCCAATAGATACTGATGCGCCATCTTCATACGCCTCAAGCTGTAAAGTCTCAAGCTCTTTTATAATTACTATCGCAGGAGGCGATACATCCATTTCCATTATCTCTTGACACCTGCTCTAAATAGATTTGTAAGATTAGAAACTGTCCTTGCACCTCTTGACCTTATCTGCTCACCAACCTCTTGTTGTCTTGCTGCCTCTTCTCTTGGTGCAAATACTTCTTCTTCTATATCAGATAAGTCTTCTGCAAGTTGTTCTGTATCAGGTTGTTCTCCTGGTTCAGGAGGTAAGTATGTTCCTTGTAAAGGATTTGTAGGGTCAAATACTAAATTACCTGAGGTAGCAGGTTTGAGTCCTTCTATCTCTGTGTTAAACATATCTAATCTCTGCTGTATCTTATTAGATATGTAGTTTCTTTCTTCTGCATTCAAAGGAGCGCCTTTTCTACTTTTTGCTTTTGTAAGTAAATCATCAACAATGTCATCCATTTGTTCATTGTCTATTTTTGGAGATGTAGTTTTTACAGCTTTCCTTACACTGAAGTTTGTGCGTAGTACACCAAGACTTTGTAACCAATCTAATTTACCACCATTATTCATAGAAAACTCCATAAGTCTTCTTATGCCTTTTACAAATTCTTCATCTACCATAGCACCTTGTGTTTTTGTAAGGTCAAGTAAACCAACACTTGCCATTTGATTTTTAAGTAAAACACGAACTGCAGGTTCTATATCTCTTGCCGCCTCTCCTGCTTGATATGGAAAATACACAAAGTCGTAACCTTGTGCAGTCAAGTATTGTTCTGCAGATACATCTCTTTCTGCACCATCTACTTCAACTTTATACTTACTTTGAAATCCATCACCTAGTGGTTTTCCTGATGGGTCTAAACCTCCTAGTACATCTAAAACAAACTGTGTAGCATCATCATTTTGTACTACATCTGATACATTAGGGTCAATGTCAATAACATCTTGTTTATCTCCATCACCTCTAGGTATTGTATAGCCTTCTAACTCTCCATTACTCATCTGATAAATCTCCTATTCCATACTTGGTAACTTCATTATAAAACACATCTTGGAAGACTGGAAGAAACTCAGGAGTTTCTTGTGATAGCAAAGAACCTTTTTTATACAGCAAATCACGAACTTGTTGTGCCTCTTCTGTATTTGTTGTTCTTATCCAGTTAACAGCATCTTCTTTTATTGCAAAGTTCTTGCCTTTTTGTACACCAATAATTACTTGATTCCTAAAGTCAAGATAATCTTTCATCTCTTTATATAAATCTAAGTTTGCAGCTCTTGGGTCTTCAATAGCCTGTTCTAATATTGGTATAACTAAATCCCAATCAAATGTTCTTGGTATCTCTTTTCCTGGAAGTTTTGTTGCTACTTCAGCAGGATTTATTTCATAAGCAAGAGGAAACATTTGTTTAAGTGTAAGTTCTAATTGTGCCATCTCTTTTTTCTGTTCTGATGCTGTATATTGTTGTGTATCCCATTTAGCTCTGTATCTTTCTTTCATTGCTCTTTCGACTATTGATGCTGCATAGGTAGCTGACCTCCAGTAAAACTCTTCTTTATTTAGTGGTGTAATGTTTCCAAGTCCTTTTTGTATTCCATAAGATGTATAATCAACATCACCACTTCCAAGACCACCAAAGAAATAAATTATACTTCCCCCATAATCTCCATATAGTTCTTCATTGTTCATCAAGAAATCATATTCAGGTTTTGTTCTTGCCATAGGTCCTGATTCAGATATGCTCTTACCTTTCAGTTGTAATTGTGCAGATGTAAAAGCAGAATCTATATCGTATATATCAAGACCTAGTAATCTTACAACCTCTAATGTTGCCTCATAGTCAGCTTGTTTCTGACCCATAGTAAGTGCATAGTGTTCTCTCAGGTCTTGATAGAAACCATGTAGAATGGATAGTTCTACAAAACTATTCCAGGCTACACCTGAAGTTTCTTCTTGTGTTCCATACCACTCATTAAATGTACTGTTTTCTGCATCAATTCGATATAAAACATTTACTTTTGGAACTAATGGATTTATGTTTCTATCCCATGCTTTCAACCAATAAATATTGTCTCTAATTGTTGCAGCAGTGTCAAACAAAAACTCAGGGTCATCTGCTCTATCAGGATGTAGTATTGCTGCTATCTGTACAGATTGTGTTGTTGCACTAAGGTATAAATCTTCATCAAGTCCTTGTAAGTCTAATTTACTTGCTATAGCGTTAAAAGCATTTTTTGCTGTAGCAGGTAATATCTCTTCAGTAAGAACTTCTCCTATGATACCTTTTAAGTCCCCATTTCCCATAGATTCAAAAGGTAATCCAAATTGAAATATTGTTCTTTCTAATAATCTTCTTGTCTTTGGATTATCCCTTGTTGCAAAACCTGTAGGTATAGCAACCACTGGACCTAATGGTGGGAACAAGCCACCACCTGCAACTCCTAGTGCAGATATTGGAAAACTTCTTTTGATAATTATATTGCTTTCTTCAATACTTACATCATCTGTCCATGTACCTCTACCTTCAGATTTGACATAATCTTCTAACGCAGTGCCTCCAACAGGAAGTATTAAATATTTTTCTCCGAACTTGTCTGTATAAATATAATTATTTTCAACACCTTTTCTATATGCAAAACCAACTTGAGCAACCGCTCTAGGATTAGCTACAGACAACTGTGTCCATCTACCAAGAACTTCTCTATATGCCTCAAAGAAAGGTAATCCAACTTTATAAGCCTCTGCTACATAACCTCTTTCTAATAAGTTATATAACAAACGATTATGAAGTTCAAAAGCGTATGCAGATGCAGTTTTATTTAAATCATTGAATGTCATATTTCTTGTTGTTGTTTGTCTTATACCATCTAGGTCTAACATTGTGTGATAATCTATTTCTGTAAATTCAGAAACAATACCTGATTTCTTTGGATTGTTTAAAACTAATTTACCTGATTTAGAATCTACCATTGCAAGAAGTCCACTTCTTTGCATAAACTCTGCTACATCATCATACTTTGTATTACCCATCTGTAATACTTTTCTTAATTCTTTTATTGTTGGTGTAGGATTTTCTTTGATAAGAGCCTTAAAATTAGTTGCAATATCAAAAGTATTTTTATCTGTTCCTGCATGAAATTCTTTCAAAACTTTTACAAACTGTCTATCTTGTGAAGAATCAAGCACACCATCAACTAAAACATTTCTTCTAGGTAAAGTAGAGTGATAAGTTCCAATCTTAGTATTTTCATCACCTAACCTAATACCACCTGCTGTTTCAATAGAATATGCTTTACCCTCTGCGTTTGCTAGATTTAAATCTAATTCAAGTTGTTGTTTACTTGTTGCTTGTAATACCCTTGGTGCATATTTGTTATCAGCGTTGTATGCCACAAAAGTTACCGCATCATCAGTTACTTGTAGTCTTTGTTTTACGACTTTTTTCATAACTTTTTCTATATCTTCAAAAGGTATATCAGCATCATTTAAATTTCTTTTGACAGTAGAAATTAAATTTTGTGGAAGGTTTATAACATTATCAGGGTCATAATGTGCATCAAGTATATCTTGTAATGCTTTTCTTGTACCAAATATTGCATTGCTTTCTAAGAAGTGATAGTAAGCCTGTTTAAATGTTGGTATTCTGTTAAGAGTTGCCTCAGACTGTCCAACTGCAAAAAACAAAGCATCTATAAAATTAGCATACCCATCTCTCCAACTTCTACCTGATACTTTTTTAAGACCTGGTACTGTAGAAGGTAAATCCTCTAATACCTCTAACATTATTGGTCTAATAGTTTTTTTAAGACTTTCTTTGTTAATCTGTTTTGCTACATCAAGACTTCTTATATTTACTCTTCCTACTTGTCCTTGTGCAATCATGTCAATCAAATCAGGTTGATTTGCAGTAAAATTAGATATTGTCATTTTATGATGTCTTACAAAATCGATATAATCTTGGTCTGTTTTTAATACTGGTATAACCTCTGAACCTTTATCTACACTTCTTACTGATAAAATCTTTCTATTCAATTCAGTAATCTCATCCATAAGATAAGGAGTTCTTTGAATTAAATCTACAATCTCTTCATCAGGTAGATTCTTTTTCATTGCCTGTGCAATAACAGGCATGAATGGGTCATGTGCAAATTGTGTTACCAAAAAATCTATGTAAGATTCTACATAATCATCTTGAACATCTAATCTTGTAGCTCCTGGAACTACCTCTTCTTCAGTTGCATATTTAAATACATCTTCATACTCACCTTTGGTTTTTCTAAATACAGATGTAAACCTTGGGTCTCTTGCATATAAATCTTGTACTTCAGGTAAACCAAACTTAGAATTATTTTCTTTTAATGCTCCTAATCCCTTTCTAATAAAATCAGGATATTTTTCACTAAGAACTTTTCCTGAAGTTCTAAATGGTCCAGTCAAAGCAGTGTAAGGTTTAAAATCAGGATTCTGTGATTGAATTAATTTAACCATTGCAGCATTTGGGTCATTCCAAATAAGTTTTAAATATTCCCATGGACTTCTAAATATAGATGCAAGACCTCTTGCAGACATTCGCAAAGCTCCATCTGTAGTAATCTTTAGTGGAAAAGCAACCCTGGTAATAAGTTGTAAAGGCATCCATGCTCTACTAATAAAAGTAAAAGCAAAATCTGTAGCTCTGAAAGGTATTTTTTCTGCACCATACTTAAATAATAGAGATGGGTCTTCTAATCCATCTTTAACAACTCCTTGCAGTTCTCTTCCAATAGGAGTTGATTTATCATAAAATGTACCTGGTAATCCTTCATCAAATTGTTTTCTAACAGCATCCATACTGGTTTCAAAGTTTTTTGTTCCAAATACTTTGTTTCTCAATCTTCTTCGTAGACCTGTGTATCTTAAGATTGCTTTCATATCAGGTATGTTGATTGTCAAATCCATTGCCTGACCTGCCATTGCTAATGCGTGTTCACTAGCATATATTTTGTCTGTCTCTGACAAAAGAGTATTGTGGTATTGCGCTCTAGCAATAGGGTCTAAACCTTCTTGTAGTAATGTTCTGTCATAAAATTGTGGTGATTGTGATGGTCTGTACGCTCTACCTTTTTCACTAAAACCTCTAACATCATCTAATGAAGACTCCATAAGTTCTTTGATTTCATTATCAGACAAACCAAAAGTATATCTAAGTTGTAAAGCACCTTCACCTTTTACTAATCTGTCATAAAAAACATTTTGTGCGCCTCTATAATCTTTTCTATAAATAGCATCATAAAACTCTCTTACTAATTCATCTATTTTATTTTCAGGTATTGACATCATGTAACCTGTTTTAATAAATGTATCTACTGCTCTATCTGTTTCACCAAGATATGCCCATGGTCTTGAAGGTAATCTTACATCTGTACCACCAAAAATATCTTTCATACTTGACTGTAAAGTTCTTACTGCATTCTTTGATTTTCTACCTCCACCTCTCATGTAAGTTGCTGTGTAGTTACCATCTGTCATTGCAGCATAAAGGTTATCTAAAAAGTTATCATTCAATACTTTTGCTTGTATGTGAAAATCATTAGCTTGTGTAAGATTATTACCTTTGAATCTTACATCTGAAATAAGTCCACCAGTCAAACTATCTTTTATAATATCAAAAGTTTTTTCAGGATTATCTACAACTTCTTTTGCCATAGAAGGACTAAATCCATTTCTAGCTAAATATGTAAAAACAGGAGCATCTTTGACTACTGCTTGTTGTATTTCATTTGCCATAAGAGAAATGGTTTCATCTTTGTCTGCCCAAAAATCTACTGCTCTTCCACCTGCTTTGACATATTCATCTAAATCCTTGCCAACAGCAGTCAAAGTTTTACTTGTCTGTGCAGACCTACCACCTATACCGACACCAGGCAAAACCATTGTTGGGTCTGTAACAACCATCAGTCCAAGGTTTGACATAAAACCAATCCAAGAAAACCATCCATGTTTTGGGTCAAAGTTTAAATCTGCAATTTCTTCTGTTTCAGCAGATAACAACGCAGTAAATTTTGTTTCAAACTCATTATCTGTCATAGATGTAGATTGATAAGTTTGTACAAGATTAGCTATCTCACCTTCTGTTTTTTGTTTAATATCAAAAATTACATTGTTAAGAGGAGAATACTCTCCACCTAATGTTCCTGTAAGTGTATATCTAATTTGGTCTCCAGGAGTTGCAGGAATAGCATATTTCTTAAAACCTTCTCTACTTCTTTGTGCTTTTGCAAAATAATCATTTGTACCAAAAAATTGTTCTATACCTTGTTTGTTTGCAGAACCTATAAGTTGATTGTAAGTGTCAAGGTATACATCTAATTTTTCATTCAGTGTAAGTTCTCTGTTTATTCCATCTTCTTTTATTTTTAAGTTTTCTTGATAAACACTTGGGAAGTATTCTTTTATGACATCTATATCAGTTTGTGCAAATTTAAAATCTGTTTGTGTATCTAAAAAAGTTGTTGCATCTGCAATAGCCAATGGTGCAATATTTAAAACTTGTTCAGGTATATCCATGTTTAAATTTCTTGATGTTTCTTCTAAAACATATCTAGCACCAAATGCTTGTAAACCTTTAAGAAAAGATTGTATTCTCCAGGTTATAGGTAGTCTATTACCTTTTGTTCCTGGGTCTCCTGCAAACTCAGAGTAATCTCTATCAAGTTCTTTACCTTGTTCAGCAGCTAATTTATTCAATTCATCTTTAGCAGCAACTCCAAATGAGTTCATAAAAAATACTTGATAATCTTGAAATATAGAGTTAAGACCAATCAAGGCAGAATTTAAAAGTGTGCTTTTTCTTAGCTGTACATCACCAAATAATTCTGCTTGTGTATCTTGATATGCTTGTCTTCCATAAGCTCTTGCATCTTTTATCTTTTCCCAAAAACTTATACTTCTTTTTTTTACATCATCATCATTTCTATTAGGAACAACTGTATTTGTTTGTGTCCATAGGTTGTAATACTGTGAGCCAGTTAAACCTAATGATGCAGCAGCTATAGGTAAATCACTTTGTTCATCAGGAGTCATAGATTGAAAACTAAGAGCAGCTCCACCAAGAGCGTCTACATCAGCATCAGATAAAGAATTTTTAGCTGCATTAAAATTTTGTTCATCAATAGCTTTATCTTTTTGAGATTTAATCCACTCTTGACCCCAGTTTATAAAGAAAGACATTATCTGAACCTATACGCTAGTTCAGGAAACTTCTCCAGTATTATCTGTTTTGTTATTTGTGTTTGATTAGCAGGAACTGCTATATCTGTTTGTTCAGGTATGTAACCTGGTTCATTTGGAAATTCTGTCGGTGTAGAAAAAACATCAGGTTGAGGTTGACCTTGTATGACAGGTCTTGCCTGATTTATTATTTCTGATTGTTGTGGTGCTGATACTGACTCTGCTTGACCTTCCAACATTGTAGTCTGCCCTGTTGGGTCGCCTTCTTTCCTTGGAGGAGCAACTATATCAGCATACGCACCTGCTTGTGTTAAATCTGTAGCCTCACGCATTGACCTACTTTTTCTTACCATGATTCATCTCTTTTATCAAAGTCAATAGATATACCTATAAACAATCCAGGTATCTGTGTTGGTATTAGATAACTTGTAGTAGGTTCATTTTCATCTAAAAATATTGGTGTTGTTTGTATTACTGTCTCAGTAAAATCAAATTGTGGTTTATCGATAAAGTTAGCATTAACTATATCTATAAACATCTCGTTTATTTCTTCTTCGTTGTATTCCATTATGCTCCTGGAGGCGGACCACCAAGTTGTGCTAGAAATGATGCTATATCAGGTTCTGCTGCTTGTTGTCCTGGTAGTTGTTGTTCTGCAGGTTGCTCTTCTTCTTCATAAAAATCTTCTAATATGCTTGTCATTCGAGATGGATTTTTCTTTATAGCAATAGCTGCTTGTGTTGCTTTTACATTACCTTGTGCAGCTTGTGCCATTAATGATTCAAACAATACTGTTTCTGCTTTTTCAGATACAATTCTTTGTTGTATTTTGCTTATATTATCTAATCCATCCATATTTTCTTGTAATGTCTGTGTATCTATAATTCCTTGTTGTTTTAATTGTAAACCTGTAATAATTTTTTGTGGCTCATCAAATCCTGCCATAACACCATACACTCTTCTTGTTGTATGATATTCTGCAATATCGCTATTAGGAACATAAGTTTCTTTATAAGCTGTTCCTTTATGAAATCCTGCAATAGGTTTTCGTTGCCCACCAAACATTTCCTCATCATATTCTAATCTTTTTGCATCTAGTTCTTGCAAGGCATCTGCTAATACAGATTGATACTCTCTCACATGCAGTGATGCAGATTGACCAAGTTCTTCTAATCCTCTACCAGTAACAAATGCGTTTGGAGATTGTCCATCATCTGATACAGGATAAGCTGCACCTAGTCGTAAGTGTCGTTCTAATCTATCTACTTGTTGAAATAGTTGATATGGTAAATTATTTACAGGTTTTGATACTGATGAACCAGGCGCAAGGTAGTTAACAGCAAACCTACCTTTTCTATATTTGCCTGATTCAATTTCACCTGTAATATTTGTTTCAGTAAATACAGCATCTTCCATAGCAATAGTTCCAAGAATATTTATCTTTGCCATGTTTGACATAAGACCTGTGATGTGTTGAAACTGACTTTGCATTTGGTCAAAAGAAAATCTTTTTGCGATAACAAAACATGGACCTGAACTTAATGGGTTGGGCATATAATCTATTATTTTTTTGTTTTCAGGTAAAAATACATAAGTACCTTCACCATCTTTATATTCAACAACAACTTTGCCATTGCCATTAGAGTTAGACCAACTAGCTGCCTTACTTGAATAATCAAGCATTGCACTGTAAGGTTCTTGTTCTGATTCCTCAGGACTACCATATATAAATTTTTTGGCATCAGGATATTGTTGAGCTAATATCTTGTGAGGAACTCTTGTTATTATTGCTAACTCTTTAGGTTGTTGGTCATTGCCAAAGTAACCAGGATAACAAGTAAAAGGGTCTCTTAATTCTGCGTAGGGATATGGAACACCATTCTTATCTCTTTTGTGTGATATAGTCCAAACAACAAAACCATAGCCTGGTAACCATCTACCAACTTGTGGTAATTGCATACCAAGTTTTTGAAACTTATCATAAGACATAACAATTCTCTCAAGTTTCTCTGATTTTTTCTTAGCTCTTTCTGAATCCTTTTCGTTCAATATATCAACTTTTAAATCAGGACTTCTACCTAATTTTTGTGCAAATCTATCTAAAGCAGTCAAAAATAAATTAGGTGCAGGTAACTCGTGATACTCTACATTTATTGAATTACCCAGTAAAGCACGAACTGCTGCCTGACCACCATTCATAATATCTCTTATTCTTGACCTATCAACAAGTGAATCCTGGTTCGTAACCCTTAAGTAATCTATCTTGTTAAATAATTGTTCGCTATCTAAAGGCATTTATCTCCATGTGTCTACATCCATATTACTAGGTTCGTACCCAGTAAAGCTAGGTTCATACTCATAACCAAGCTCTGCAAATCTTTCTTTCTGCATTCGCCTAATTGCTCTCATAGGAAACCAACTAGCCATAACTATATCAGTCTTTGTACCTACTGTCTTGCTTTTGTTTTTAGCAGAACTAAAATACACTAACTGACTTGTATATAAGTTTACCTTTTCTTGTGCCTCATAGCTAAGATATGGTAAAGAAATTTTTTCTTCTTGGAATAATGGTCTCATAGCAGTTACACCATACAAAGGGTCAAATTTATTTTTATTTGTTTCATGTCCTTCTAAATGAACACCATGTACACTTGCAAATTCTCTGATGCTTTTATCTTGTCGTATTGCTTTCTGAAAACCATTTTCCTCAATGACCCAATGTGAACAATCGTATTTCTTCCACCAATCTTTAATGACCTCTAAGGCTTGTGGTATTCCTCCACCAAGACTGTTATTCATATCAACCATAAATAATTTATTCTGTATATTATCGTATGCCCAAAGAAAAGCTGCTTGATAACCTGTGGATGCAGGGTCTAATCCTGCAATCAATCTTGTGCCTGGAGGAATATGACCAATGTCTCTTTTTTGCTCACGACAGCTTTCTATCTCGACTCTATCAAACAATGCAAGACCCTCAGGCATTGCAATATTCAGGTAAACCATTTCATATATGGCTCTACCACCTGTAGTTTCTGCTGCTCGTTTTCTATCCATCAACCATTTAAAACTTCTCTTACTAGCCCACAACATACAATCAATATGTTCTTGTTCTTCGAAATCAGGTTTACTACATGCAGCATCATGTGCCTCCTCCACTATAGTTTTCCAAGATTCATTATCTAATAAATGAGAATACAAGTCATCATAGTGTTGTCTTGAACCTATAACTACCATTGCAGTATGTTCCTCTTTACGACTTGACAATGTTGTAGTCCACCAGTTTCTTGTGTTTTCTCTTGAGGATGGTTGCATGGTAGAAGTGTGGTCTTCAATGTCATCTGCAATAATCAAATCACAATCCCTTGACAATATTTTCCCACCTCTACCTATGCCTACCATTGTTGGACTTTTGATTCCAGTAACTGTCCTCGTACCAACTGTAAAACCATTTTGAGACCAAGACTTACTTGATTTTGTCTTAGGTTTAAATTTTGCTCCTGGTCCACATATTTCTTCTATTAGCAACTCGTTGTTTTCTAACTGGTCCATAACAGATAGCAAAGAGTTTTTTGCAATGTCTTCATTTCCACCAACCCACATAATTCTTATGTTTGGATTGTTGCATATCAACCACACTACAAAATGTATCAATAGTTCTGTTTTACCATGTCTAGGCGGAGATAGAATCATCTGTTGTTCACCCTCATCAATGGTGTCCATAATCGATTCAATCCATTTTTGATGAAACTCAGGTGTCTCGAATTTTTTTCCTTGTTCTGTTCTAAAATACCTTGTTCTAAATTTTCCAAAATCCTGTAAAGAGGTTTTGGCAACTTTTGGCAAACTCCAGTTTTTTTGTTCTTTCTCTTGTTGTAAATCTTCTAGGTATGCCTGGTATGCCATAGACACTGCAGCAGCAGTGGTGTTTAAAATTTTTGCAACCTCTGTGAGATTTATTTTCTTTTCGTATAAATCTAAGGCAAGTCCTGATTCTTTTATATCCTCGTAAACCTGTCCTCTACGACTTGCTACATTTGTTTTTTGACTAGGTATGTTTAGTGTATCTTCTTCTTGAGACCATTCAACCCCTGCTTTCCTGGCTCTCTTCTTTTGCATGTTGATTCTGTTAGAACATTTATCAGAACAATATTTTCTTTTACCTTTTGGTAAAGGTCTATGACATCCTGCTGCATAACATATTTTTTTATTTTCCATAGTTTTTACATTTTGTGTTTTGACATTTCATGTCTTTTTTAGGAAGTAAAGGTTTTCTGCACCTTGGGCAAGAGATTATCAAGTGCGTTTCTTTTTTCGACCTGCCTCCACTCTTGATTTTTGTATTGCCTTCAGATTTACTTTACGACCTTCTTTGTATGCCTTAGCTGTTCTTTTTATCTCTGCCGCTCTTTTTTTTGCAGCAGCATCAGATAAACCACTTACATACTTTGCAGGTACGCCATATCTATAGGGTTGTGTCCTCTTACTCATTTTTTAATCTTCTTAATTTTACCATTTTTTGTTCGAGCAAACTTGTGTGTTTTAGTTTCTCGAATCAAAGTACCATAGTGTCTTTTGCCACCCCACATCCAACTAACCTGTGCCATTACATCTTCTTTTTAGTTTTTTTGACACCACGCTTTATATCATTGTCTTGTGAGTGTCCACCACGAATAAATGAATTTACTCTACCCATTGACCACGCTGCCATGGATGTACCTCTTGAACCTGATGATACATAAGCACCTTGTCCTCTACGATATACTTGTGCTAATTGTCCATAAGTATATTTAGAACTCTGAGCTTTTTTTCGTAATGTTTTTTTTGCGTTCTCAGGTATTGCCATTACTCCTCCTCTTGTTTTGCTAAAGCATACTCAATAGATAAATCAGGTCCACCCATTACTTACCAACTTTCTTTTGCGCATTTTTATGTGCTTTGGTAAATGATGTTCCTCTAGCCATAGAGTTTGTCATATATTGAATATGTTTTTTTGTATGATGCTTTGAATGTTTTTTCATTGTGCTTTGTTGTCTTTTTGTCAACTTACTAACATCAACGCCTTTTACTTTCATATTTCTCCTTACCACATTTTGCAAGACCAATATCTTGCGGTTGTCTTATCTTTAGCGGTATCACATCTGTGTCTTGCTCTAAATGATTTTCTAGCTGCAGGATTGTCTTTGCGTATCTCCATGTTTGGGTCGCCAAACATTACTTTTTTAATTTTACCATTATCGTTTACATAAACCTTAAATTTTTTTCTACCATGACCAGGTTCGCCTTTGCTTATCCTGGATGGTTTGTTTAATGTAACCGATTTACCTTGGTATGTCGCCATAATTACATCTTAGGTCTTCGTTTACTATCGCGTAGTTTTTTCAAATCTGCGGCAGTAATCTTATCGAAGGGTGCTGCAACTCGTGCAAGTTTTTTTTGTTTCGGACTGTAATCTTTAAAAGGCATTAGTAACCTCTTCTAGGCATTCTTTTCTTTTTTTTCTTACCTGGCATTTCGCCTCCTTTTGTTTTTACTATACCACATTATAACAAAACCCTCGGTCAGTTGCCTGGTCCAAGGGTCTTGTCATCAATCTAAACAAAGAAAGGGGTATGAACAAAAAATTACGAAACTTTTTGTGTACCTGTATTTATTATAACAACACTTGTTGAATATGTGTAAAAAATTTTTTTTAAAACTTGGGGGATGTAAAGACAGGGTGTAGTGAAAGGGAGAACAACTACAAAAACATCCCCCATAAAATCCTACCATAAATAGAAATACCTGCTAGGCTCTAAGTAAACATTTTGATTCTCTTGCTTTTAGAAAGAATCTTAAGATAAAACTCTAAACAAAGTGGACTAGCAGGACCATATTCGCAGGTTATAGCTGCTTTGCTCAAATATTTAAATTAGGTGGTCATAAACTTAGTCATTGGTTGGGAGGGTTGACACAGGGTTAGCTGTATTCAATTAGATACAATTCAAGTAAAGTACCTACATATAGAGTACCCTTTAGATTACACTACATATAGTGGGTCAAACTTAACAGATATTCTTTAGATACTACACACTACACTACACAGTACCCCACATTAAACCCCCCTATATCTAGTATTGTTGTAATATATACAACATATTGTGTTGTGTAAATATCTGCATATATATTGGTAAATACTACCAACACACTGCACAAATATAACCACCCCTGTACCTGTTTTAAACTTTTCTTACACAGGGGATGGGTGTTAATTTAATTGAGGTATCTCCACAAAAAAAAATATAAAAAACCTGTAACCTTTTCGTAACCTATGCAGTCAAAGTAGTACAAACAAGAAAGGGTAAATATGCCAAGAAGTTCAACAGTAACAATAGATGGAGAAACAATCCATATAGACCATTGGTCATCAGCTATGAGCAGACTAATGAAAAGAAATAAGAAAGTTTTAGATTTTACAGACTTTCTAGCTTTCATTGGAACTTGTCAAACTGAGGAGGAGTGCGAGGCAGTCAAGAAAATATTTCTTTCTAACATGAGACATAGAAAAGCAGATATTAAGAAAGATAGGGAGTATAAGAATATGACCAATCAAGAATATATGCTCGAACAATACAAGAAAGATAATAGCTAATTAAGAATAATTACCCTGTAACTATTTCAGTTGCAGGGTAGTCAAAAGATATAGAAAGGGTAAATATGAAAGAAAAATATTTAGTAGTCATAATAAAAGAAGATAACTTTGATGAAGTATGGGACAACATTAAAGATATTAAAGGTGTCAAAGATTCTTTAAGATTATCAACTTATGGTTATCGAAAATTGGAAAGTCCATTTTAAAAGATATAGAAAGGGTAAACAATGAATGCAAAAAAAAATAAAATAGATAAAGATATTAAAACACACAAGATAGAAAGGGTAAACAATGACAGAAGAATATAACAATATATATCAGGTGGACAATCTCAAGACAGAGAAGAGAGAGTGGAAAGAGGATATATGTATAGAGTTACAAGATATAGAAAGAACTTACATAGATGAGCAGTTCTATACTGCGGTTCACTACACTGCAAAAGGTTGGTGGGGAAGTAGTAACTTTAGACTACGCAGAGATAAACAAATAAATAAATACAATGATGGAGCTTGGGAAGTCGCATGGAGTAGTGGTGGTTTTGAGGCTACCATTGGTTTAGTTGATAGACTTGAGACAGTGCAACAAATCATGGAGGATATGAAACACTTTCTAGAATATGGAGAGTTTTTATTCCAAGATGAAACAAAAGCAGAGGAGGAATAATGACAATACAAATAGGAGAATACGAATTAGAATTAGGTAATAAAATTATTATCGAAACTGATGACTTAACCGAAGATGATATTAAACAAATCGAATACGCATTAGCTAACACTAGTGCAACTTATAGAGTGGAGGAATAATGAACACAGCAATGGCATATAGAAATAGAAGGGTAAACAAGAAAAGGTATAGAAACCTGTAACCTTTTACAAATTACAGAGTCTAAACAAACAAAGGGAGAACAAATGAAAACAATATACAAAGAACCTAGATTAAGTAAGCCTGAACTAAATGTAGTTACAAAGGTAACAAATCTAGTAAGCACAGGGAACTTAAGAAGAGAAGAGGGAACTAGATACGATAGAATCATATCTTATAATACTCCAATCGCTTATGTGGTAGATGTTGAAAATGGTTCGTTCATAAATGAAACTAAAGTAATTTTATGTAATGAGTTTTATTCTATGACTACTGCAAAACACAAGAATATAATAAAGGACTTATATCAAGCATGTTCAATAGGAGAGTTTGAATATGATGCCTTCGTTAAAAGAGCTGAAAGAGATGGGGTGGATGTCATTGGCGGTTGGAACAACTAAGACAAACATTAATCAAATACTGATTGATGAGACCAAACTACATACTAGAAAATCAAATATGTGGGAGGTCAATAACCCAAGAGTAACTGCAATAGCAATTCATTTCTTAGATGGGATTGAGAGGTCCAAAGACTTTTCATACAATCAGTTGTTAGATATAAAACATTTGTTATATACCTGGATAGATGTACTGGGGAGACCTGATGCAGCTACTGATTTATTACAAGAAATAAGGGAGGAAGAATAATGAAGTTAGATATTAAAAAACTAACAGAAATTTATTTGTATATACAAGAACAACTTTCAAACGAGAATGGAGAGTTTGATAACGAAACAAATTTATTAAGTGCTGTAGAACGAACAATAGAAATGATGGAGGAATAATGATTTATATTTTTAGATGTCCTCCTATCAATCATCTTATAGTAACAGAGGATGAGCCATACCAAGTTGCAGGAGTCTATCCTATTTGTGATGAGTGTTACTGGATTGCCAGGGATGGTAGTGAGTAACAGTTGTTTACAAATAAAGACAACACAGGTAGAATTAAATAGATGTTTATTTTAACTATTATACATCTAACAGGCGAACAGGAAGTCTTTGAATTTGAAACAGAGCAGGATGCACTGGTAAAAATTAGACAGTACAAAGACTTAGTGAGTTGCATTACTAGATTAGAATATAAACAAACAGTTAGTTAATAAAACTAATTCAAATAGAAAGGGAGTAATGACAAATATTTTTGACAACCCCAAAAGTATTAAAACATGGGCAATCAAACTAGCTAACGCATGTGGAGGACAAAGAGTAGAGAAATCACTTATCTACACGAAATTAAACACAGTAAGAATCGCAGAGCTATTGGATGAATTTGTAGCTGACCACAACGAAAACACAATGAGGATTGCAGAACAATTAGAGAAAGCAAAGGAAGAAAATGCAAATAAAGAGGAGGAGTAATGTTTAGTATCGAAGGATTAATTATTGCAGCAATGTTCGGTTCATTGATGACAATATTATTTATAGGATTAAAAGATTTATTTAGAGAGGCATTGAGAGATTTAGGAATGTTAATCACACATAGGAGAGAAGACAAGATGAGGAAAGATACATGGATGAATTAAAAAATTGGAGGACCAATGAACTATTAAACAGATTGTATCTACAAAATATAATCGTGGACAAAGCCAAGACAACAACAGAGGCAGAAATAAAACAGAGAGATAAATTAATGTGTGAAACTTTTGCGCAGGGTATTCCTGTTCAAACAATAGCAAAGAAATTAAAATTGAGTAGGCAAAGAGTCTATAAAATTTTATTAAAAAATATGTAACTTAATTACCAATGTGTAGTCTAAGTAACAAAGATAAAAAAGGGAGAACAAATGAAAGTAAAAAATAACCAACGAGTACAGCTCGAATCTATATATATGAAAAGACCAATGATAATCATTGATACTTTTAATATAGGCACAGAGGAAGAACGAACAATAAGAACGCCTTATTATGGTGCATCAGGTTACATTGTAAATAACTTGCATGATGGTAAATTTGCCTATGATGTATTTTATGATGATGTTTTTGGTGGTGTAATTTATGCTGACAAAATAGAATTAGCTAAACCAATAGCATTAGAACATAAGGATAGCAAGTTTTATTTTTGCAATCTTAATGCAGAAGTAAGACTTCAAAGAAGAAACCATAATGAAGATAGAGATTATGACAAATATGGAGTCCTTGTAAATTACAAACCAAGAAAAAGTGCTACCTTATGTAAAGCAGAGGAGGAATAATGGCTAAGTTTAATTTAGATAATTACGAAACAGTAGAAGACAGACTTAAAAAGTTTTGGAAAGATTATCCAAAAGGTAGGATTGATTCAAATGTTGTACATATAACTGATGATGGTACATGTGTAACTATTAGAACAGAAATCTACAAAGATATTAATGATGACAAACCAGTAACCACAGGTATAGCACAAGAGACCAAAGGACAAGGTGGATTCGCAAATGCAGATGCCTGGATGGAGAACTGTGAAACATCTTCTATTGGTAGAGCATTAGCTAACTGGAACTATCAGGGCAGCACAAAACCTAGACCAAGCAGAGAAGAGATGTCAAAGGTTCAGGTAGAAAAGAAACCAGTAAAGAAACCTACTCAAGAAGAACAAGCAGCTATGGAGAAAGTAGTTGATGAGATGGTAGCTGAACCAAAATCTACAAAGAATGCTGACCAAGTAAATCATATTCTTAAAGAGATGATTCCTGACCAGGAGCAGAGAGACAACATGAAACGCAAGATATACAATGAGTTAGTTCCTGACCAATTAGATGAAGACATTGAGAAGTGGTCAATCAAACAGGTGGGATTATTTATAGATGTTGTAGAGAAAGAACTTGAAGTTGTTGATGAAATCTCTGCTGTGTTTGATACAGAGATTATAAAGGTATGTCCTGTATGTAACACATCAGGAAACATTGAAGACAATAGAGAAAAGAAAGCAGATGAACCTGAAAAGTTTGGTAAGATACCTGACTTTGCATGTAGTAACTATGGAGATAAAGATGGTTGCGGCAAGGGTTGGTGGATAGGTAATGAGGGATTACCTAAAGAGTGGCTTTAGAACCTATAGGAAATGGTGGTATTGATAAACTATTGGAGAAGTTGCGAGTTCGATACCCTTCTCACGACTTCTCCATACCACCGAAACCTGATACCAAATGTAAACAAGAGTATGAGTGTAAGAAATTATTTAATGTAACTTACAGCGACCAGGAGGGAAACATTTATTGTGGGAGACAATATAAAAAAACTAGCGAAGATAATCCTTACATGTGGGAGTATAGGGAGTGTCATGCTTTATTACAGAAAGCAACTCCAAAAGATAACAGAAGAGAACTACCTTTTTAAGGATTGATGTGAGATACACAAACACATACGCAGAAAGACAAGATGTTCCTGATGTAGCTGATATAAAAATGCAGAAGTATCTTAAACACAAAGGTCTTAAAGAATATAAAGATTGGTTGAAGATTGGTACAGACCCAAAAGAAAATAAATTAAATTACTTTTGGTTGGTTACTGCAGTGATAAACATACCTGATTATTGTGTCGTGGTAAAGAAAAAAGTTTACCTGATAGAAGTAAAGGGAACTAAAAGAATAAAAGAATCTGATTACAAAAAACTAGAAGAGCTGCATAAGAAAGCAAAACCTTATAATGAAGTCTTTGTAGGTATTATGTATTTTGGAACAGGTCTTAAAAAACCTATGTGGATTCCTTTCAGTGCATTGAAAGGTATGTGGGAAGATAAGAATACTATATGGGGTTACTATGAAAAAGATTTTTTAGGTAATCCAAAGTTGTATAAAATTCTACCTATATAAGGAGGAAGTATGATAAATAAAAATGGTTCAGGTCCATTAAGAAACTGGATATTAGATGACCCAATTATTGATGATTTGGATGAAGAGTTAGAAGAAGAATAAAAAAAATAAAAAAAAGTATGTAACCTTTTTTTTGTTTAGGAGTCTAAGTAGTGTACGCAAAAAAAAAAAGGGGTATTATGCCAAAACATAAATCAATAACAAACGATACATTAGCTAATGAGATGTTAGCAAAACATCCTAAAATTAATGCAATGTACTCTAAAAGGTACAAATTAAAATTAGGAACAGAACAAGAATTAGCTAGAGTCAGAGTAGCTAGAAAAATAAACAAAGATAAATTACATGGTCATACCATTGAAAGAAATGAAGATACAATTTCTATTTGGGATATGCGAGGTAATTATTCTGATGTTCTTAAAACTGATGACCATTTTACAGGAGACACTAACTACCCATTTATTAAACTATCTGTAAGACGAAACAGAAAAGATTTTGGATTGCTTGTTGAGGATATTGATTATGCAATCAATGTACTCAATCAAGTCAAAAATAATATTCAAAAAGAAATAGATAACCTTAAACAATCTTAAGGTTATCCCATCCTTTCTTGTTGATTGTAAAAGTTAACACTCCAGGATGAGACCACAGTCCAGTTCTTGCAGTAAAGTCCAAAGACTTATCCAAACTCATAGCTTGAAACCAGGTTCTGTCTCCTTGTTGTTTTGCCCTGAAGTGATGATAGTGAGCAGTAACTAAAATCTTTGCCTGACCTGGTGGTAAGAATCCATACATCTGACCTTTCCACCAGTTCTCTATTTTGTTTTCAGGATTTCCACTGCCACCACTCATGTGTCCATGTGTCCAGGCACAGGTCTGTTCTTTGATGGTCATTGTTTGATGATAACCTTCAGGAACAATTACCTTGACACTTCCATATCTTTCTTTGTTTGCTTTCATAATCTCATCACAAATCTGCATGTGCATTGTGTCAGAGTTATCAAGTCTTGATGTAAGGACCTGACCTTTACTACTCCTGGTCATCTCTCCATGATTACCTGGTATTCCACAAAGAACTTTCTTTTTTGCTAGTGGTAGAAATGTGTCAACAGTTTTCATCATCATTGCTCTTGCTAATTGATATTGCTCAGATAGTGAGAGACTTACATTATGCGGCATAGCATCATAGAAATTGAGACTGCACCCTTCTGTAAGGTCGCCCAATCCCACCATATAAATTTCATCTATATCTACACCTTGCTTTCTCAGTTCTTTAATTCTTTGTACTGCATCCTGTAAAGCAATGTCGTATCTCTTTATAGTATTCTCTACTCCATAGTCATCCTTACCCAACTGCCAGTCGCTCATAAAAAAACAAAAGGCGGTATCTCCGCCTTTGTTATAAATTTTAAGAGGTGGTTTCTTAACTGCATGTTTGAGTAACTGCTTAAATCTTTTATCGTGTGCAGGATTCTTTCTTCTTACAAGTCCTTTGAAAGCATAGAAAGTTACTGGTTCTCCTCCTTTGAGTTGAGCATTCCAGGAACTGGCTCTTACTGTTCCTTCTATCTCGTATTCTTTAGGGTCAAATCCCCAGTCTTGTAATATAGAATCGTATTTGTTTTGATAGTTGGGGTCTGTTCCAACATGTGTGATTTCTCCCTGTCCAGTTTCTTCATTTATATCATAACCTGGTTGCCAACCTGATTTATAATAATTATTTCCTAACTGTTCAGGTGTTAGATTCTTTTTCTTCATCTATCTCCTGTTCCCTGTTACTAACAGTTTACAGAATAAGTATGTCAAAAACTACTTACTGATTTGTTTTTTAGCGTATGTCTTTACTACTGCTAAAGCTGCACCACCACCTGCGATTGCTGCAAGTTGAACTGAGTTTGCATCAATTCCTGCCAAGGGAGCAACTACCAATGCACCAATAAATGCCTCGATAAATGTCCATAGGGTACGCTCTAACATGTCTTTTAAGTCATTACTCATCTTATAACTCCATGCCTCGTTCCAAGGAGTCCACCCCACATCTTTCTTAAATGTGCCATCTTGGTTTCTTTTTCTATTATTTTTTTCAAATAAATCTGACATTATGTAATATTCCTACCACTAAGTTTAGCATTTAATACTTTGATTTCTCCGCTTATCTCTTGTAGTTTTTCATATACATCATTAGGTTCTTGAGGTTCTAGTTGTATTTTGCTGTACTCTATGGTTACTTCATTACCTGCTAATAATTGTGCAGATACTTTTGGATATAGTTTTTTGTATGCGTTTGCAGAACTACCCACCATACCATTGAAGTTTACATCTAAATCTTGTTGACTATCTCCGACAATAAGGCAACCTGAAGTATGTTCATCAGTGTTTCCCTGGTGTATCAGTATGTATTCAAATCCTGGAACATCTTGAATCCACAACATACCTCGGTGAAGTTCAGGATATTTGGCTTTGTACCTTTTATCGAATCCTCCAACTGTCCTAAGTTTTATAGGATATGTTCCTTCAGGTATGCAAGTTTCGTGCATAACTTTTACTGCTTGATACTGGTCCTCTAATGTATAACACTCAAACAACCCATCAATAAATAAAAGACCATTGGTCGCATCTTTGCCTAGCTGAGTTCTAACAACTTGTAATTTCATCTTTAACCTTTTCTTTTACCCTTTTTTGTATTTCGGTATGTGAGTTTGTACCATATTTACAATTACAAATTGTAACCCATGTACCATTAATAAGTTTAGCTGTACATTTTTGTTCGTACAATCTTTTCATATAACTCATTTTCTAAAACTTATAGTGAGTAACCAAATAGCTAATGTAATTAAGGTGGCTAATCCAGTAATCTGTCTTGCACTCCCAGTCAAAGTCAAAGTGGCAATAATCAAACCAACCAAAGTCCAACTAAGGTTAAGTGTTTCTTTTATAGCCTCCACAAACCATGACCATATTTTATTTATCATATTGTTTTCCTAAATACAAAAGCTGCCATAGTAGCTATTCTAGTCAAAATAACTGGCACTACTACCTCTTGTGCTTTTTCTTTTTGGTCCTGTGTCATATCATCTCCTATGTTTGCTATGTTTATTTCTGTTAAATCTATATCTATAAATGTTTCTATTGGATTATCTAAGAATGTTTCAAACTGAACTTCTGTAACTACATCAGCTAATGTATAGTTTTCTACATCTGCATTTTCTACAGCTCTTTCAACATACTCTTCTACTGCCTCAGCAACTACCTCATCTTCTTTAACTGCCTCAGCTATAATCTCTACATCTTCAGCTTGTACTTGTAAAACTTCTGCAACAACTTCTACCTGTTCTTCTGTAAGTTCTGCTACATCTTCTATAGCCTCTTCAACTACAGCTTGTACAACTTCCTGGACTTCTTCTGTAGCCTGGTCTAAATTCTGTACACCTATGTCATTGACTTCTTCAAGAACCTCTACAACTTCTTCGGTGTCGAGTTCTTGCACAAATACTTCGATTGCCTCTGCGACTTCCTCATCTGTTAAATCTTCCTCTATCTCTATAACTTCTTCTAGCTCTGCAACCTTTTCATCAACCATTTCTTCAGTAAGTATCTCTTCAACTTCTTCGGTAGTATCTTCCAGTGGTAAAACTTCAATGATGTTTTCATCCTCTATAACCTTTTCAATAATCTCGATATCTTCTTTAGGTTTAGATTTATCTTCTTCTATTTTAATGTCTTCTAAATCTATTTCAATATCTTCAATTATTATAATTTGTACTTCTTCAAACTCCTCTAAAAACTCTTCTACTTCGAGGATTGTGTCATCAAATTCACGAACCTTGTCATCAATATCTTCTTCTTCATCTTCTTGATATTTGGGTTCATCTTCATATCTATCTTCATCAACATCAGGTATATTAACATCATCAAAAAACTCTTCTCCGAGTTCTTCCATGTCAGTCTCTTCAATGATTTCAATATCATATTGTTCTAAATCTCCTCGTTCTATTTGTTCATCAGTTAATTCTACACCATAAATTTCTAAATTCTTTTTGCGTTGATTATCTCTTTCTACTGTACCATCATCTATTTCGTGTTGTTGATACTCCGCCTCAGTGCCATCATCAAGCACAACAACAAATATTTCAGGTTCAGGTGGCGGAGGTGGAATAAAAGGTTCAGGCTCAGGTTCAGGTGGTGGAGGTAATGTTGTAGTAGTAGTTGTTGGTTGAATGTACTTGAATGATATGTCATCAAGCAAAGACCAATCATTAATTGTAATTGTAAAACTTTCTATAAATGTTTCTAGTGTATCGTATATATTGTAAACAACATCCTCAAACATATTTTCTATATCTGTATTGTCTTGACCCTCTAAAACATTTACTTGTGTTGTTTCATCAGTATGTGTGTATGTAACTGTGCCATCATTATTTAATGCACCAATCCTAAAACCAACTTCGTATATATCTATTTCTAACTCCTCTTCATCTACTGTTGTAGTTTCAGGTAATGTAAATGTGTAGTCGTTACTATCGTTACCATGTTGAAAGTAATGTAGGTTCATGTGAAAGTCTGTCATACCACAGCAAGACCAGTTACCATTACTATGCTTGTCATCTATCTGTATGTTATTCTCTACCTCATTACCTTGACTATTTAGCTCATCTTCAGGTAACTCTATATCTGTAGATTGTTCCCACTCAGGAATAGTTGTAGTAGTTGTGGTCGTTTCAGTAGTTTCTTCTTCTACCTCTTCCTCTAAAGGACCATCAAAAGTTTCTACTTCTTCGACTTCTCCTGGGATAGTAGTAGTAGTAGTATCAGGTACAGTAGTGGTAGTAGTAGTTGTAGTATTATCTGTATCATTTGCTAAAGCTGATAAAGGCACAGCGATAAGTGATAATACTAACCACCATTGCAGCAACCATGTCCGCAGCATTCCATTATTCCTCCTACATTAGGGCGTTGACTAACACCACCAATGCAGACCCTGCTACAAGCCAACCGCTTAGTTCTTGTCTTGAAATTTTTGTGTTTACTTTTTCGTGAAGTAAATCTATTCTTTCGTTTGTCTTTTCTTGTGTTTCTATAATTATGTTTAGAAGTTCCTTATTGGTATAACCATTACCATTACTCATAATATCCAATCCCAATCTTCTTCTTGGTAGTTATCAGGTACTTTTGGCATGGCAAAATCATCTAACCACACTAAAAAGTTTTTTAAAAAATATCCTAATATAAATCCAATTACATAATCCATCAAGGGATTATATCATAGATTTACTCAGGCTTTGGATTATCAGATTTAACTTTTGCTATAGCATCTTTCCAAGTAGTTGTTCCATTGACTGCATCCCAATATTGTTGGTCGAGTTGGTCAGGTATACTTGCGTAAGCAGCTTGTCTTGCAGAAATGTAACCATACTGTTGTTCTTTCCATTTGGAGTTACCTAAATCAACCTTTGCTTGGTCATAATCTGCATCAGAAAATTCCAACCTATCATTGTTGACTTGTTTATATAAAGGCTTTGCTGCCTCTATCTCTGCATCCGCTTGTGCTTGTAGCTCTTCTTTTGTTGCCATAATATCTCCTATATTACCATATTATTTTATTTTTTTAGTCCATAAAGTTTAAAGACACCACTAGCTATATTATCACTAGCCATTTTAAATGTAACTGCTACATGACTTTCTGCAACAGTCAAAACTCCACCACCTTGATTGCCAAACAAATTGCCATTATCATCAATACAACTTGCCTCAATAGTATAAAATGAAAACTCAGAAGAGTTAGTTGTGTTAAATAAATACATTACACCATTACCAACTTCGCCTGTTGCAGTACCAAGTTCTTGGTCTGTTAAATCAAACGCTGATTGATTTGTTGCACTATCATTATCAAAGGATGATGCAGTTTTATAAACTTTGTGGGCAAAGTCATAATCGCTAGAGGTTACATCTCCACTTGAATTTTGAAACCTCATTTGAAATTTTACATTATCAGTAGCAGGAACAACATTTTCAAAAACAACTTTATAAACATCAAATGTGGTGTTCAAAGGATTTAAGGTTACAGTTGCACTAGAACTTGCAGTAACTTCTTCTATTAAAATTAAACTACCTGCCATTATTTAACTCCATATACATTTACTGTTGCACTATTAATATTTCCTGTGTCCATGTGAAAACTAACACCAGAAATACTTTCAGCAGATTTGTGAACTGCTATCCCACGAAAACCAATACCCCCTGAACTTGCTGCAAAACCAACCGATTGACTATTTGCAAATGTAAAACTAGAACTGTCAAATGGATTATAAACCATAATTGTAATACCAACACCTGTTGCAGAACTTTGATTAAAATTTAATCTATCAAGCATTAAATCAGATGTTGTTGTTCTTGTTTCCTCAAAAGAACTATAACTAGTCATTTGTAATTCTGCCCTATCGTACTCGCTATCAGATATTACATTTCCGCCACTGTCAACCAAACGCATATTTGTATATGTATTTGAAGTTGCTTGTACTAAAGAATTTATACTAATCATATAAACATCATATTTTGCATTAAAACAATCAGTAACAGTAAAAATACTTGCACTAGATGTCAAAGATTGTGATTTAATAAATTCTAAATTAGTAGCCATTAAAAACTCCTTATTCCATAAAGAGATACAACACCTGCACTAAATCCACCACCACTATGACCTATTAATTGAATTGCATTTATAGTTTCTGTAACAGTATAAACTGAACTTCCACTTCTAAACCTACCACCAACTGCTGATTGAAAAAGAAAGTTGTAATCAGTAACAAAACTAAATTTTGTACTATCGCCTAAGTTATAAAAATAAACATACCCATTAAGACTTGCATTAGTTTCATTGTCTAAATCAGGTGCTAACATAAATCTATTTTCACTTGTACTTTTAATTTCACTAAATGTTCCATCTGTCCTACCATCTTGATTAGCATGTGTATAATTAGAACTTTCATAAGTGCTACCACCATCATTTGAAACTCTTGCTCCTAAATCCTGTGCAGTTGTTGAATTTCCATGTATGTTGTTATAAGTCATAAAATGTACATTGTAAATATTTTCTTTGATAGAAGTAAAGTTAATCGTTGTCGGTGTGCCACTAATAGTTTGAGTTTCAATTAACTCCAACTGTCCAAACTTTGTAAATTTATTTTCATTATCTAATTCAATAATTTGATTAGGTGTAAGAACACCTTTATTACTTTTGAAGGCTTGTGTTACTGCATCTTTAGGAATATAACTCATATCTCTATACTACCTTATACAATGTAAATGTACCTGTTACATAAGTACCACTACCTGAACACACAAATTGAATACCATCACAAGCCTGTGCCTCAGTTTGTACAGCTCCGCCCATGTGTCCAGAAAAACCATTTGAGCCACTCCAATAAAAAGTATGTTCCATTGTTATAAATGAAAATTCACTGCTGTTATTGAAGTTATATAAATATAATAATCCATTTGCACTTTTTCCTGTTGAAACTAGTTGTGGTTTGAAATCCCAAACTCCACCATTTTCAATAGCAGTAGTTGAAAAACTTGCATCTGACCTAAAAAATTCAAAAGCATTATCATATTCACTTGAACTATCAGCAGTACCACCAACAGTTACCTTTGCACTCATTTCAATTCCAGTGCTGCTTACAGTTACATTGTTATATGCAACTAAATATACGCTATCATCATTAATACCTGTAAGAGATACAGTTGTTGGTGTTCCTGTTACTGTACTTGTTGCTACTTGAAATAATCCCATTATGTATCAACCCTTAGTCCATAAACTCTTGCATTAATTTGTGTAAGATTATTTCCACTATCGCCTAGAAGTCTTATACCTGTAACACTTGATAATTGAGTTAAAACATTGATACCTTTATAATTTAATCCACCATTACCATTATTAAAACTTGCAGTTTGTTGTAAACCAAATGTATAACAAGAACTTTTAAATGGATTAAATATATAATGTATTGACCCCATGTGTACATTTGTATTATTAAAACCAAAAAAATCAAAACTATCGTGATTAAGTTCACTTTTTTCAAGAAAACTTTGATATGAAGTTAGAAGATGAGTTGCTATATCATATTCTGAAGATGTAATTACAGTACCATTTGCATTTATATATCTTAATCCCAATTCTTGTGCAGAAGCAGATTCATGTGTGTTTATTTCTAATTTGTATATATCAAAATCTGAACTGAAAACATCAGTAATATCTAAAGCTGATACTGAACTTCCTGTAACATCTGCCAATAATCTTAGGTTACTCATATCTGTTTTACTCCATAAAGCTCAAAAGTGCCATCAAAATTAAAACCTGTACTTGTTGTTATTTGCAAAGCATTTACAGCACTTGCACTAGCAAGAACACCACCACCATAAAACATAACAAAAGTTGAATTATTAATTTGTGTTGCTGTGTGATAAGTTTGAAAACTGTATTTGTTAGAGTTTCCAAGATTATATAAATAACTATAACCATTTGCATTTGCATTATTTGTTGCGTTATCACTTGTAAAAGTTAAGAAAAATTCTGTTGCACTTGTACTTCTATTCTCTGAAAAACTACCTGCTTGTGTTCCTGATTGACTTGCATTGTCATAACCTACTGAAATATAACTAGAACCACCATTTGTTGAAACTCGTAATCTATAATCTGTGTTGCTTGTATTAGATGTTGTATGAACACTATGAAATTTTATAAGATGTACATCATAAACATCTTCTTTTATGTTTGTAAATTCCAAACCTGCTGAACCTGTAACAGTTTGACTTTCTATAAGTTCTAAACTACCACCAAGATGTCCTGCTTTTTGTAATTCATAATTTTCAGAAATAGATATGACACCTTGATTTTTAACTTGTTGTTTTATCTTGGTAGAAGTATCTCCCAAATATCCAAATGACATTGGTTACTCCTAATCTGTTATTTCAAGATAACTTGCAAAAAATTCTATATCTGATGCTGCTGATGCTTTTACTTGTATTTTATCAGTTGCCATCAAAACTAATTTTGATGTTCCTAATACATCTAATGATGTATCTGCAGGAACTGACATTTCAAAAGCAATATAAGCATCTCCTGAAGAACCATCTACGACTCTTACATCAACTGTTGCATCATTAGTTCCATCTACATTAGTTGCTCTAAGCATTAAGACTATTGCCTCATGGTTAGCATCTAATGCAGGAATTAAATCTGCAAGAGATGTAGTTCCATCATGATATGCGTTCTTAAATACATTTGCCATATTATTCCTCTTATCCTAGTGCTATTATTAATCCAATATCTGCAAAGCCTTGTGCTGCTATTGTTGTGTCAACAAAGTCTTTGACTGCTGCTGATGTTGGAAGTGTTGTGTCATTATCGTTTGATGAAATTCCTTCTGACTCTGTAACAAGTGTTCCTGCTTTTATATTATCTACTTCTAAATTAGAAACAGTATTATTGTCCGCATCTATTGTCTTGTTAGTTAGAGTTGCTGTTTCAGCATCAGCATAATTTTTTACTGCTGCAGAAGTTGGTAAAGTAGTATCGTTATCATTTGAAGTGATTGATTCACTTTCAGTAACAAGTGTACCTGCAGCAATTTCTGATGCAGTTACTGATACAGTAAATGTTAAATCATATGGGTCGCCATCTGTACCATTGTCTGTATCTGTCCAATCAATATCGATTCCACCACCTTCAACAAACTTTACTTCTCTTGCTGTATAAACTCCTGATGCGACAGCAGGGTTAATTGTAACCTCTGTACCATCACCATCTTCTAATACGAAACCTTGTTGTATGGCATCATGTGTCTCATCAAAATGTTGTTTTACTACAGCTAATCTGACCTTTGTTCCTGCAGCATGTGTTGGGTCAGTTCCATGTTTTGAATCTATATCTCTAGTTACAGTAGCTGCAGTATGGTCTGCTCCTGATGACCATAACACTACCTCTCTGTTGCTGTCATTATCAGGGTCAATTACAAAATAAGCAGGTGAATCAACTCCTGGGTCTGCTGCTAAATTCATTGATGAACCACCACTTGCTAATTGTGCTGCAAGTGTAGTTTCAAAAGCGTTTACTAAATTAGTCTCTCTTGCTACCATATCTCTCCATTATACACTTTTTTTTATCCGAATCTCATTATAGCAAAACCATTTACACCAAGAATATCGCCTGATGTTACCTGGCTAAATGTTTGCTGTCTTGTTCCTCTAACAGTGAGTATAGCATATTGTGTTACACTGCCAATGTTTGGATTACTTTGTATAGGATAACTTATTTTTTCTACAACACCTCTAATTATTTCTGAAGGGTCAAACAATTCTAATGTAACAGCATCACCCTCTTTTTGTTTAAGTGATTGATAAATTGTTTCACCAAGGTTTTTTACTCTTATAGGTTTTCTATAAGGTCTTTCTACCCTATCAGAAATATTTACAGGTATTTGTACAACTACTAATTCAGGTCTTGCTAATGCTCTGATTTGTATAGATTTAAATTTTGGTGTGCTTGTTCCATTACCATTTAATTCTATCTTTGCTGTAACATATCTTGCAACTCTTTGTAGCTGTACCTCTTCACCACCAGTTCCTGATTGTTGACTTAATTCAAGTTGCCAGGTGCTATCACTAGAATCATTTATAGATTCAAACTTGTTAGATATAAATACATCAACACTTTCTCCTGATGAAAGTTCCTCTGTTTCAATTTCAGCACCAACAAATTGTTTAGACTCTGCTGTAAAAAAATCTGCAGGTGGTGTAATCAGAAAACCTGTTTCTTCAAAGTTAGATGTTTGTAAAAATACACCACTACCACCAACAGTAAATATAAAGTTTTCATCTACTTTATTTATACTTTCTATTATTCCACCTGCAGCAGCTTTATAATATCTTGCTATACCTGCTGTAGGTAAATAGTATCTCCATAAAAAAGATGTACTTCCTGATTCTTTTATTCCAACATAAATAGAATCTCTTGTGTTGTATATTTCTTTTGGTGAATTATCAATACCATCTACATCCCATTCTTTAATCAGTTGATTATCTCCTAAAACATACAAGTCATCTGCTACTCTAAGATTAGCTCTATACAATCTACCAATTTTTTTTGAACCTGTTTGCTCCTCTTTTGTTCCATAAAATATAATTCCATTAGATTCAGCAACGCAAGTAGGTATCTCATTTGTTATTTCTGTTTGTCCTTTTGGAGTAAATGTTCCTGATACATCTTTCAAAGAGTATATCCTACCATCTGTAGCTGTTGCTAATACAACAGCACCTACATCTGCTACATCAGTCCAGGTCTGACCTGAAGGTAAAGTAACAACTGCGGAACTAACAGTTGTAGCTCCATCATATTGATGTAGCCCTGTTCCTGCAGATACAAGAAACAAACCTTTTACAGACCATATACCATCAAAAACTTGAGCTGTAGATTTTTGTGTAGATGTGCCACCACTTGTAAGAGTTTCTATTTCTCCTGCTGAACCATTGTTTGCCACTATATATAGTAGGTCTCCATGTGCAGCTAAACCTTTTATGTGATAACCTGCAGTCAATCCTGTAGATTGTGTAGAAAAAGTTTGTCCACCATCTGTTGATTTATACAGGGTTGCATCATCTGACACATAAATTGTAGTTCCAACAACTGCCATATAATTATCATTATCTGAAGAAGATAAACTTCTATTATTGTCTGTGGTATTTAACAGTTGTATGTTATAAGATTCTCCTAAGTCTTTTCCAAATACATCTATACCTTGACTATCCCAAAATCTTATAACATCTTTTTCTGTGCCATCTCTTCTGTGTGCTGTATCTAAATTAGAACCACCTGAAAAATTATTCCTGGAAAAAACTCTACCAAGATTAGATGTAAAGTCTTCAGGGTTCTGTCTTACATTAACAGTAGCATCAGAAACATCAGATGATTGTATTGTCATTTGTTGATTGGAAGTTATTGCAGCTCTGTAAAGTTGATTGTCTATACGAAAATCATATCCTTTTCTTTTAGGATTAGAAACTTCTGCTTGTGTTGTAAGCCTAGGCATTATGCCTGTATTCCGAACACCTGACCATCAACTGATACTGCCTCAGGATATTTAGCTCTTAAATATTTTCTAGCTTGATTTACTAAAAGCTGTTGATATTGCAGTAAAGAGTTTCTTACATTATTTGCACTGCCAACAGGGAAATTTGATACAGCAAGTTGGTCTGATATATATTGAGAAGTTGATGTTGGTATATCCCTACTCGACATCATTTGTGCAGCAACTCCTGCCATAATAATTGGTTCATATTCTGCCTCTAAACCTACAGTAGCTAAAGTATCAGACTCTAATGTAGGTTCTATAAATTTTTTCTTAAAGGTTACATGAGCTTGATGTCCTGATGCAATTCCATTAAATTGAACTGCGTGAACAACACTTGGACCTGTGGTATAAGTTATTGTTTTACTATCTCCATTTGCATCAGTAAAAGTAAAAGGATTGGGTAATTCAACTAATGAACATGTAACTGGTAAAAAGTTAACACCTGTTGAATCTGCACCTGATGAAAAGTCTGTGTATTGAGATATAGCACTAAGTATTGATACTAAATAATTATGTGTTCCAGGAGTATCTTGTGAACCAAGAAGTGTATATCCTGTACCAGTTGTTATTGTTTGTGTTTCTACAGCAAAAAGTGTAGGAAATAAATTATTTATTTGGTCTTTGACTGCATCAAATACTACTTTTCTAGGAAAAGGTGGAGTAATTTTAATTGTATCTCCTGCTGTATGGGTTGTTGCAGTTGTACCTCTTACTCCTCTTACAACTTCTACTTGGTCGTTAACAGTATCAAGAGTTTTACAAAGCATAAGTTCTTGATTAATTTCAATAACAGAACCTGCCTCCATGATGTCTTCTTCTTCTTGTGTAAGTAAATCACCATTAAAAGATATAGTTGTAGCAGAATCTGTAAGACCTGATGTTAATAATGAATAAGGTTGTAATTCATCCATAGGTTCAAGATATTCTCTATAAACTCTATCTACTAATTCTCCTATATTTGCACTCATTATGCTGCTCCCTCTTCAATTAATTCTGCTGCAAAAATTGCTTGACCAAATGCACCTAACGCATATAAACCATCATTTGCATTATTGTTTGGGTCAACAATAGGAAATGAAGGTTCTAATGGTTGGTCAGGAATACTCTCTATATTTAGATTTCTTCCCTCTTTAAGTATTAAGAGCATCCCCATGATAACTCCTAACTATGTCTAAAATGTAAAATTATTTTTCTATCTGCTGCCTCGTTGCCATTTGATGTAACTCTTAGAAATCCATTACTTGCAAAAGCCCAACCTGAAGGGTCAACTCTTACAACATCTCCTGCTGAAACTGTGTAACTTACATCACTTCCATCAGTTTCTTTAACATCAATAAATGTACTGTTATCCATTGAAAAATCAAATGTAATTGCAGAGCCTGTCATTGCTGCAGGAAACTGTACACCACAAAGTAACATACCTTCAGTTTTTACTCCTAAAGAGTTGTTGTTATCTGCTGATATATCTATTAAGGCTTGTTTTGATTTAATCATATCTTCCTCACTATAGCAGAAGAAAAGGGTGGAGGTGGAGTTCCACCCTAATCTTCAATATTTATTTAAGCTACTGCTTGAATTTTGCAGTGATATGAAGGAGGTCCATATTCGAATCCCATCTCCATATAAACAGCTTTTCCAATTCTAGCGTTTGCATCTTGGTCTATATCACGAACAAACACAGTACCAAATCCTGGGATATTGGTAAACACTGGGTTGATGTGAGCTAGGTCTAAGATGAAAGCAGTATTGTCAGGCATGATATCAGGGTCAATTATCATCATTCCGATTGAACCGAATGGTGTAATTACTGTATCAATGTCTATACCTGCAACATTTCTATCTCTAGGAATGATTGCTCCTGCTATATCAACTGTACCTTTTACAAGTTCATTGTTAAGGTCTAGTAATTGTTTTGGTGTTACAGCTAACACAGGTTGATTCATTGGTGCATGGTTATCATACATTCTCTTTAACGCACCTGAAATAGTTGCGAAAGAAAGAACTTGTAATGAACCAGTACCATCTCCTGCTGTGTCATTGTAGAAACAGTTACCACCTAGTGGGTTAACTGCTGCATCATTATCTGCATTTTTATTAATGGTAATCCATGTGTCAAGACCATACATTTCTCTAGTTCCTGACCCAGGTGTTACATTTGCACCATCTGAGAAAGAGCCATTGAATGCAAACCACTCAACTTCTCTAGCTATTTTTTCCATGGTTTTTTCCATTTGTAATGCAAACTCATCATTTACTGGGTTACCACCAAATAATCCTAATTTATCTGCTGCTGTTGTAGTTCCATCTCCATCCGAACTATTAACAATATTTGCAGACAAATCTAAAGGATTTTGATTTCCAGTGGATGCTAAAGCTGTATAGGTCATTTGTACACCTTTATGGAATACCTGAGTTACATAAGTGTATGCAGCTCTGTCTCTTCCTAAAAATTCTGTAGGTGCAGCACCTTCTTGTCCTTTAGTTGGTTCAGCAGAAATTTTTGCATTATCCTCTACTTGGACTTGCCAATAAGTAGAATTAATACTTCTTCCGCCATTTAAACCACCAACTGCAGAAAGTAAAGGTGTTCTTTGACCACCAACCTTAAACAATTCACCAGTAAAGTTATTGATATTTTGTGCATAAATCGTATTATTAGTTAACGATATGTCTGCCATTTTTATCTTCTCCTATAAATTGTCTATTATTACTTCTTTGGTTTTGACAATCAAGAAGATTTAAAATTTACTTTTGTGCTTTTTTATCTTCTTCTATAGCATTAAGTTTTGCAGCAATTGAGTTTCTTACATTTCCTGATTTTTCTATTTCACGAATCTGTGCAACTACATCTTCATCATAAATATCTACGACTGAATTGTTTTGAATAGTATTCAAGCGTTCTTGACTTTGCTCTGTACTTTTTAAAGTATCTTGTATTCCGCCTTGTTGCCCAAACTCTACTCCAAATTCTTCAGATGCGTATGCCTGGATTCCTTCTACAGATAAATCTCCTTCGTACATCATCTCAACAGCTTTACCAACTCCTTTTGAAGTATCAAGACCTGCTTTACTAAAAATATCAGTTCTTTCTTTTGCCTCAAAATCAGCAACTTTCTTTGCTAAAAGTTCATTTTCTTCCCTCATAGCCTTCCAGTTTTTTTCACTGTCGTTGGTTTTTTCTTCTGAGTTATTAAGCTCTTCTGCCATATTTAATTGTCCTTACTTCACACGATATTTTTACAAGAGGTGTATGAGTTACCTCTGCCTATCTCCACATTATTTTTTACTCTACTTTTTTTATTTGACAGGTCTTGTTAGTAGGCATCAAGACCGAATACAAAATCTAGGTCTATTTTTAATCTCGGACCTTAGTACAAGATAGCTAAGGTTATTATATCATAAATATTTAAATGTAAAGTTATTGTTCTTGCAATCCTACAACTTCACCAGTTCTAGCTCTTGCTGCTCCAAGTCTTGCTGCACTCTCTTGTTCAGATTGTCCTGCTATTCTTCCTAATCTTACTTGTTGTTCTTGAATACCTAACTGTGTTGCCTCAACTACATCTGTCGCAGATACACCTGCTCTACCCTGTCTTCTAGCCATAGCTAAAAATGATGGTGCTGCTTGGAATCCTTGTCTTGCCTGTTGCCTCGATAAACCTTGTTGTCTTAATTGTTCTGCTTGTTGTACATCTATGTCAACCCCTGCTAACAAAGCCTCACCACCAATCTCTGCACGAAGAATGTTTTGTGATATTATATCTGCTCCTGTTATAGCACCAGTCTGTAAGTCTTGACTTATCTGTGGGTCTATTGCACTAGCTATAATCTCTGCATCTGTAAGTGTCTTACCAAAAGTTTCTTGATAAAATTGTTTTACTTCAGGTATAGCTGTAACTACCTGTTGATAAACTTGATTTATTCTTTTACCAAACTCTACATTACTAACGACATTTGTAATCAATGTTTCTATTCTGTCTTGTGTAAGAATTAAATCGGCATTCAAACCTATTGATTCTATCTTTCTTTTGTAAGCATCTACTAAATTAAGATACTCTGATTCACTATATTTAACAGATACACCATCAGGATTTATGTTTCCAGGAAAGCTAGTTTGATATTCTGTTGATTGTCTCATAGCTATGATTGCCTCATTAGCATCTTGATTGTTTGCAATAAAAGCATCTATATAAATATCTATCAATGCACTTGGAAATGATGCGCCAAATTTTGTTTGAACATTAGTTCTTAATCTTGCTTTAGCTTGTTCTGTCAATGCCATTATGTAGGTACTCCTCTAACTACTGATGAAGGAGCTATGCCTTCAATAATATTATCTTCTACTCTATCAAAGACTGTCTCAATATTATTATTCAAACCATACTCAAGAAGTATTGTATTTATTTCTTCCTGGTCATTTGACCTTAGTATATTTATAAACTCAGGTTTCTTTTCATCTATTCTCTCTCCTAAGAACTGAAATGAATAGTTACGCCATGGTGATGCAATGTCTTCGTATGTAAGATTTTCATCATACAAGTCTGTAGAAAACAATGCTTTTCTAATTGCTTTCAATCTTTCTTGTACTTGTGCCTCACCGATTTGAGGTGATTCTGCATTACGAATCATAGATGCAAACTCTGATATGTTTGCTGATTCAAACTCTGCAAAAGTAGGACCTAACCATTTCAATGCAAGTTCTTGTGCTTTAGCAAAACCTGCTTGAGTGGTTTCAGGTGCAACTCCACCGACTACACCTTCTAACCACCCTTTGAGTTGATTGTCGACACTTATACCTGCCATTGGGTCTCCAATAGCTTTGGCTTGATTTACTGTATGTAACTCTGTCCAGTTTCCATTAGATAGTTGCAATGCAAAAAACTCTATCAGACTTTCTCCATCAGGATTAAATATTGAATCAGCATTTGTTACACCATTTTGTTGCAACAAAGTTTTTGCACGAATAATATTATTATCTAATAGAGCTTGTGCATCTGCAGGTAGTTCTCCTATACCTCTTCCTTGTGAAACTAATAACCAATCTCTTTGTTCTTTTGTATGCGTTCTCCACCAGTTAGTTCCTTGCCACTCATAATCTTCTATATCTCTGTCTTCTATTATTCCTTCTAACCATAATGTATAAAGTTCTTCATCCTCCATCCATGGTTGTACATTTTTAATTCTTTGAAAATTTGCTACTAACGAATCAAAAGGATTAGCTAAACCTAATTTAATATTTGCATCTATCTCTGTGTAATCACCTAAGAATAAAGAGTTATACCACTCGTTAGAATCCGAGTCTACACTTCTAACGCCTGGCATACCTGTTGTATAAAATGTTCCTAGTTGTTCATCACTTGCCTGGTATCTAACAAACATATCTGTACCAGGAATACCAAATACTAAAAACTTTTGTCCTGTTTCATCCTGCCAAATCTGTGAACTCATACGACCTATTTGTTCTCCTGATGTAGAACCTAAAAATGAGCCACCACCTGCTCCTGTGTTACCCTCAAACAAAGGTACAGAACTCAAAGAATATCCATCAGATAATGCTTTTTGTAAATCTGATTTACTAAAAACTCTTTCTCCGCCTGATGGAGCATCACCTCTATATATTGCTATACCATTTTTATAATCATCTGCAGTAAATCCAAACTCATCTCTATCTCCTGATTCTGTAGGTGTTGATGTTGTTGCTCCTGATAAAGCATTTTCAAAAGCATTTGATTCATCTACACCCATTTCATCTGTAGTTTGTATGGTTGAATCTTGTGTTCCTTGAGCGCCTTGTCTTGCTAGTTCTGTTTTAAAAGCAACTGCCTCTAATGAACCTGCTTGACTTGGTACTTGTGATTCAAAATCTGTTCTTGATGATTCTGCTCTTTCTGCAGCATCTGATAATTTTTGGTCAGCACTGACTGGAAGTGTAGCTCTAAGTGCAGCAATCCTTCTTTCATATCTTCTTTTTTCATACTCTTCCATGGTTATAGAACCATTTATTAAAGCAGTTACATCATTGTAATCTGTTGACATCAGTCTTCACTTCCTGGTAAATATTCTTGTGCTATTCTACCATAGACATCTTGAAACAATGTTTCATGTATTTCTTTAGTTAAAGCGTAACCTATTGAGTATTTATCTGAGTACGCATCTTCTGTAAATCCATCCCAAAATGCTGATTTAAAACTTTCTTCATCTCCTCTATTCTTTGCCTCTGACAATCCTTTGCCTACATCTGCTGCAAGTAAAGCCATTTCATAAGCTGTATATGCTGCTAACGCAGGTGCAGATATAAAAGCTAAACCTAGTTTTGGTAGTAATCTTTTTATACCTTGTTCTATAATTACATCTCCTGGTGCAACTGCAGTCATACCTGTACCAAAACCAACCTTTCCTGCTTTCTTAGCAAAATCTAAAGCTGTTCCTGATATGTGTCTTCCTACATCTGTATTTTTTAAAACATCTTCTGCTTGTGCTAATTTATTTTTATCAACAGACCTAGCAATATCTTCAGGTGTATCTGCAATCTTTCTAAATTCAGGAGGAGTAAAGTTTTCACTCGGCATATTTCTAACAAAGTTTTGCACTTCTTGTATTGAATCTGCTGTTTCTTTTACTGGAGTAACTCTTATAACAAGACTATCTAATACTGTTAAGTCATCAGGAGCTTTAATTCCTACCCTTTGTTTTAATATTTTTGATATATTGCCTTTGCCATTATCTGATAATATTGGAAAAAATTTACCTGTGTTACCATCTAACATTTCAATTTTTAAATTTTTATTAGCTTGTGAATGTTTTATAAAATTATTTATTGGTCTCATGTGCATTGGTTCTTTTAAAGCAATATCAAATACACTTGAATAATTATCTACACCCACAGTTTTTTTTAAATCAGCTATAGTTTTTGCCTTTAAATCAAATATATCTCTATCGAATGGTGTACCTGTAGTTAAATTATTTCTTATGTTAACAAACATATCTTCAAAAGCTATTGGAACACCCATAGTTTTTATAGCTGCATCTGAGTTACTCATTAATCTAATATCAAAATCATCTAGCACCTCTGTGCTTGGTTTATAATCAGGATTTTTAAATTGTTTAATTGTATCAAAAAATGTTTCTGATTTAGAAGAAGTTACTTCTCCAAACTCTGTATCTAAATTATCAAATATTCCAAGAAGTCTTCTATCCATTTCATTTAATTCTTCACCAAATAATGGAAATATATCAGGGTCTTTACTTTGTAATGCCTCAGACAAATAACCTATTGCATTTTCAAATTGTCTATTTATTTTATTATTTCTTTTTACTAAGTCTGTATTTTCATATAAGTCATCAAAAGTTCCAGTTATATAATTTAAAAAATTATTTCTAAATTCTTGCATGTACATTTCCAACATGGCACTGACACCATAATAAACTTCATCAGTTAAAGTTTCAGTTATATCTACAACAGAACCAAAATGTTTTTGTTTTATAAATTCATCTCCTGATGGTGAAAGTACATCAATGTTAGATTGAAAATTTGCCTCATTTAAAAATTCTTCTAAATATTTTCCTTCAACAGAATCATCTAAAGAATTATATAACTCCACAAGTAATCTATGACCAAGACTTTCTTGTAAAAATGAACGAGTAAGCTCTCCTTGATTAAGGAGATATTTATACACTATTGAATCAGCACGAAAAGAAATATTAAGTGGTTGACCTGTAAAACCTTTAGCATTATTTAAAGCTGATAATTTAACATCTTCAGGAAGTTTATTAAATATATTTAATGCCTCATCAAAACTAGGTTGATTATTGTCAATAACAAGTTTTAAATTTTCATCTAATTCTGATGCAGCATCAATTACTTCATGTGCAAATTCTCCGACATCACTACCAAATACTCCATCAAAAGCAACACCTGATTCAACTAAACCAATACCTTGAGGTTCTTTAAGGACACGATAAAAGCTATCATTTAAATTTAAATCTCCATAATCACCAATCACTTGAAATATATCAAAAATAAAATCTTCAACATTTTCAATTTTTCCAAATACTCCCTTACTGTATAAATCATCAATATTTGTTGCTGCAGTATGATGGATTGCATCTAATGCCATCAGTTCTTGAGCAAACATTGTTCTTATATTTTGAGTATTTATATTATGTTTTGTAAATATTTCATCTACAGATTGTAAATACTCTTTATATCTTTGATTACTCATTTTCTAATTCTCTTATAATATTTCGTGCTTTATGATTTATTCTATTAAGTTCGCTGATAGTATCTTCATCATCTCTATTTTCAAGAATATTAGAATTATTTTCTATTAACCATTCTTTGTGATAGTCAGAATTTAATAAAAGTTTTTTGTAATTAAAAGGAGTAAGTTTACTTGCCATACAATCCCCTTAATATATCTAATGCAACTTTTTGGTCATCAGATAGTGTCTCTCTTTTTCTATCC